AAGCGAAGTTTATGAAGCTAAAACACAGAGAATTAATAAGAACGTAAGGAGCGAAGTTTATGATAGTTCTAAACAAGCTATTCGTAAAAACGTTTTGAGTCATTCTTATGGAATTACCAACGATTTTGACCCCGTCCCCTATTGGAGAGGGAGTCTACCCACTGAAGTTAGTGAGAGTACAAAATCTCAATATCTTGCCGACGTAAATTCACAAGAAATTTTGCGAATTTTGGCTAATGATAACCTTGCTAATTTGACAGTGGAGACTCCTGGATACCCACCCCGAACCGTGAACATTCTGATGTTACGAGGAGGAATTGGCGTGACCGTAAATCATATACTTTACGATTGCACTGACGACACCAAAGTGACATTAACCTGCAACAACAACACCTACTACTGCTCGCTTTCTGAATGTAAGCGAGTCAGAACCACCAACAACGAAATAACTCGTGATGTAGTCTTTCTGGGTTTTCCCAGATCGAAAGTACGAATGTTTAAAGACATCACGAAATATTTCATCACCGACACCACCACACCCGCTGCTGGACAGTTAATGGTAACATCATTAACTAGAAATTTGAAAGGAGTGCTTCATTTGATAACCTCAACTGGAATCCAACACTCTCTTGACCATTTCACCGCTGCGACCCCGTCTCACCAATCTTCTAATGTTTATGATATGTACGTCACCGGATCAGCGTTAGCTGCTGGTGACTGTGGAGCCCCGTTAATATTGAACTCCACTTCACATCCTCATAAAATACTCGGATTTCACGTCGCTGGATGTAAAGGACGTGCCTATGCTCTGAGATTAACTCTCGAAGAAATTCGAGTTGCTTTCAGAGAATTCGAGTATACCCACTCAATGGTTTATGAAGAAAGAACAGACAAATTCCCACACAACAACACCGACCCCATAACACCAACCACCCAACTCCCCGAACTTGCTGGTAATTTGATTCTGACCGATCAACTCAAACCAGTATATACCCCGAACGAGACAAGCATACAGAAGTCTGAAATTTTTGAATGTTTAGGACCAGCAACCACTATGCCTGCCATGCTTAAGAACACGCAAGACATTAATGTTTATAAGCAAAATTTGGCCAAGTATTTTGGACGACAACAACCGCTGCAAAACCAAACAATAGAAATTTTCAGAAAATCAATTGTTAGCCGATTTGGCAGGATACCCTTTAAAAAGTTATCTAACGAAGAAGCAATAATTGGAAATGAAAGTTTAGGACCCATCGACCGATCCACCTCCCCCGGATACCCATATGTTTTTGACAACTCAAAAGGAAAGCAAAAATGGATGGGTAAAGGAGAAGACTGGATCACTGACCACCCCGATTTGATCAACGCTATCACCGACTTCGAAAATAAGGTAAAGGAAGGATTGATACCCAACTTTTATTTTATTGACCAGACAAAGGACGAACGACGACCGATAGCGAAGGTCCTAGCTGGAAAAACTAGGATGTTTGCTATTGGTAACATGGTACTCACCGTCTTGATCCGCCAATATTTCAGTTGGTTTGATTCAGAAATGAAGAAACACCTGATTGATAACGGATCATTGATTGGTATTGACCCCACCTCTTACGATTGGACTAAGCTGTATGGATTGCTAACCAGCATGACAAAAGGAAAGAAGACAGCCTTCGCAGGAGATTATACCACTTACGACGGAGATTTGAGAAGAGATTTGTTGTTTGCGGTTCTTGATGCTCTCATAGAAATAGGAGAAGTACCCGAAGAACACCACCCAGCAATGTTTGCCTTATGGTCGATATTGATCGATTCGCAACACATTCATAAAGGAATTGTGTATCGACTCGATCACTCTCAACCATCTGGTAACCCCTGGACCAGTGTTATTAACACGATTTATGGTTTAGGTTTAATGGAGACCGCAATCACCGAACTTCTACTCGAACGACAGCCGCAACTAGCTCTTGAAGTAAGAAACAAAGTTCTAATCGTCGTGTATGGTGATGATAACCTGGTAGCGTTTGACAGCGACATAGCCGAAATTATCACACCCACCGACGTAGGACTTAAACTGACTAGTTACGGACACAAATATACCAACGACACCAAGACCGCCGAATTAGAGTTTAAGAAAGTTGAAGATTTGACCATCCTGAAGCGCGGATTTGCTTGGGATGATGAATTAGCTTATTGTTTCGCTCCATTAGACTATAAAGTCTGGATCGAGATGATGTATTGGGATAAGGAAAAAGACCCAATGCTAAAACGCGAGCAGTTGCGTGTAAACGCTTTAACTGTTCAGCGTGAGTTAGTTCACCATTCCAAACAAATCCACGAATCAGTATGGACAAAAGGATTTGTACCGCATTTATCTAAGTTAGGGATAAATGTAGAAAACAACATACCATACAGTTTGCATCGAGCAATAATAGCAAACCGTATTAACTAACAGGAGACGTATTTACGTCTGGCGCCTAAAAGACCTCTATTGCAACTATGGACCCATTGTACTCAGTCCATTTTTATTTTAAAGTACAGCCACCACCAACGAAATTAATAATACCAACCTAGCTGATGAAGCTAGCGACACCATCATTGACCAAACACAAGTTTTGACCATCCAAGACGCACAAGAAGCATCATTGATTCAAATTTCCGAACACACACCACTTCCATCAGAGATTACGACAGTAGCTGTGGAGGAACGAGACCACACTATAAAAGATTTTCTTTCAAGATACCGCCTCATTTCTTCATTATCTGTACCTGCTGGAGGAGCGAATGGAGATGTATTAATACGTTTAGCACTAATGAACGCATTGTTAGCCTTACAACCTATAAGAGAAAAGATAAAAGGTTTTACATATTTGCGTAGCAATATTGCCGTACGTTTACTTTTCACCGCTCCCCCAACTTGTTCTGGAGGTATCCGAGTAATTCAAGCACCTGACATAGACCCAGCTTATTTAGCCAATAGAACGGCAACCCCACTTGCCCAATCTCAATTTCCTAATCAAGTATTTTCATTGGCCAGTCTACCTTCAGTAGAACTGGATGTCCCATTTATTTCACAATTTTCACACCGATGTCTTATGGCTAATTATCCAAATCCACAAAATTTAATAATCGCTCGAACCTCACCCTCCTCAGCCCCTGTTTCAATCTCTATATATGCCCGATTCCGTACCGAAGACCCCGATTTTTCACTCACACAACCAACCGCCGCATTACCATTTTTCAATACTTTCTCTTTGACAAAAGAAGAAGAGGAGGTTATTCGAAAGATGAGAGAGACTACTACCTCCCATGTGTTATATGAAAAGAAGAGAGGTAAAACTGAGGCACAAGCCACCTCTGGTGGTCTCAGTGGAATCTCTCATGCAATTGGAGCGTCAGCAAAAATGCTTAGCAACGTCCCTATAGTGGGTGGGTTAGCTTCCGTGGTTTCACCTATAGCCGACTTGGCATCTGGTATTTTCTCTGCTTTTGGTTTTTCGAAACCACAGGTAGAGGAACCAACCAAATTAGTGAAATTACAGGTTGCACCCCATCACATCACTTGCGACGGAGTTAGCAATGCTCATACGCTTGGAGTTCAAACGATGAACAAAATTACAGAGTTTCCTGGTATTTACGGATCATCTACGGATGATATGTCTTTTGACAAAATTGTAAGACACCCTAATTACATAGGTTCTCTCACACTCACAACTGCACAAACACGTGGAACAGTGGTAGGATCTTACCAAATCACGTCTATGTTGGGGAGCACTGGAGGATATCCAGCGCCTCCCAACATAGGCCTATTCACACTTACACATCAAACATGGATTAACAACTTTTTCAAATACTGGTTAGCCCAAGTAGTTTTCGATTTTAATATTTTTACAACATCACTTCATTCTATTAAATTACGATTCGCTTGTGTTCCCGGTCATTTCACTTCATCAGTTGCTGGTTTATCTTTTGATGACACCAATAGTATTGTAGTAAATTTTGGTTCCAACACGACCCATCAGGTTGTGTTTCCTGAAGTAACTAATAGACAATTTTTAACTAACTGGCTTGCCCCTCTGAAAAATGCAGATGCAGGACTCCCTCCAACGAACTTTGACACTTGTATGGGAACCTTATTTGTATTAGTAGAGGTACCACTTAAATTAACTTCCGACATAGTAGAACCCACTGTTTATGGAAATGTCCATTTAAGCTATCGTAACCCCAGATACATGCAAATGTTGGATTTAAATATGAACCCGACAAACGAAACGACCCGAGAAGAAACAGAATCACAGGTTTTATCTGTTTATGGCGAAAATAACAATCACGCCTCGTCAGAAATAGTGACAACAGGTTTTACCAGTGGTAATAACGAAGACAGTGATAAGAAAAATCTCGACGTTTTAGCAACTTGTGCTGGAGAAGCAGTAGTTTCTTTGCGACAACTCTGTAAGCAATTCACTTCATATAGATTTTTGCCTGAAATGAATGATAATAGCTTAGTAGTTTATAACCCTTTTGCAAATTCATATACTAACACTACAGATTCATACAAATATACAGATCAATTAGATTCAATAATGGCTGGTTTCTGTTTTATGCGAGGCAGTATGGTAGTGAGAATAATGACCAACAATCCAGCGAACGACTTTTTAACAACATGTCGTTCAGGTGAGGTTAATAATTCTTCTGCCAAAGTAGAACATTTATCTGTCACGTCAAATCAGGACCTTGCTAATTATAATAGATTTAGATCAGTTATAGCTCGTAAAAACAACGAAGGTGTGCTTGAAACGCATGTACCCTATTACCAACCCTTCCACATGGTAAGAAACGTGCCTGCCTACGAACATACCCAACGTCCCGTGAATACTTCAAACCAAAATGTATTATTAATACACAATCCCACATATAAGACAGCTGTCTCTAGACAGGGAGGAGATGATTTCTCCCTGGGCTATCTTATATCATTACCCCGCTTTACTTTTCGTAGAGGGTTAAGCTTCACTTTTCCCCCTAATTTAAATTAATCGGTTAGATACACTATTTATAGTCACCTAGACCCTTCAGGTCGTAGGTCCTTACAGTTTACTGGCCGATGCCAGTAAATTGGGGTTCAATAAATAGGCTCACAAGAGCAACGGTTTCGAATACTCCTTCTGAGTATCAAAACGCCCCGCTTGTATCGATCAGCTAGAGGTTTATATGAG